ATATATGGCCCTGTATAAGTAACATTATACAGGGCTTTTTGTTCTGTATAGATAAATAAAATTGTTAGAAAAAAGTTCTTGACTTTCTTCTATCTAGGCATTAAACTAAACAAAGTTCTTATCATAAGAACAAACATGGCACATATGGCAAAGGAGAAATATTATGGCCTCATTAGCAGACATCCGCGCAAAGCTCGCGGCTATGGAATCAAAACCAGGTTCCAATTCCCAAACTCAAAGCGATAACGCAATTTATCCGTTCTGGAATATTGACGAAGGCGCTTCAGCAGTATTACGTTTCCTCCCAGACGGTGATTCAAAGAATGATTTCTTTTGGGTCGAACGTCAGATGATTCGACTAACTTTCCCAGGTGTAAAGGGCGGTGAAAACAAGCCTGTAACTGTACAAGTACCTTGCGGTGAAATGTATGGTGACAACTGTCCAATTCTAACTGAAGTACGTCCTTGGTTTAAGGATCCTTCTTTAGAAGATATGGGCCGTAAGTACTGGAAGAAGAAGTCATATATCTTCCAAGGTTTCGTTACAGAGAATCCACTTAACGAAGATGCTCCTGAAAATTCAATCCGCCGTTTTGTAATCGGCCCTCAGATTTTCAACATCATTAAGTCGGCACTAATGGATCCAGATATGGAGAATATCCCAACCGATTATCTAAACGGCACAGACTTCCGTCTTGCTAAGACTACTAAGGGTCAGTATGCAGACTACAGCACCAGTAAGTGGGCTCGTAAGGAACGCAGTCTAGATGAAACTGAACTTGCGGCAATTGACAAGCATGGTTTGTTTAATCTAAACGAATTCCTCCCTGCTCGTCCAACTGCTGAACATTACACTGCTATTGCAGAAATGTTTGAAGCAAGTGTTAATGGTGATCTGTATGATCCTGCACGTTGGGGCAACTATTACAAGCCATATGGTGTTGAAGTACCTGCTAATGCACCAAGCGCAACTCTACAAAAGACAAGTGCTCCAGTAGCAAAGCCTGCTCCTGCTCCAGTAGCAGAAGAAGATGATGTTGCTCCTTTTGATGCAGACGAACCAAAGGTTAACACAGCATCTGAGCCAAAGCCAGGTCCAGCATTAACAGCAGAAAGCGGTACAGCTAAAAAGTCGGCAGATGATATTCTTGCAATGATTCGCGCTCGTAACAACGGTTAAGGAGCAAACACATGCAGAAACCATTTGACTTGACCAAGTTTCGTACTGGTCTAACTAAAAGCATCACCGGTATCAGTGCTGGCTTTCACGATCCACGTGATTGGATCAGCACTGGTAACTACACACTAAACTATCTTATTAGTGGAGACTTTAACAAAGGTATTCCACTAGGCAAGGTAAGTGTGTTTGCTGGTGAATCAGGTTCAGGTAAAAGTTTTATTTGTTCCGGCAATATTGTGCGTCACGCACAACAATCGGGCTGCCAAGTCGTTCTCTTTGACTCCGAGAACGCACTTGACGAAGAATGGTTGAAGGCACTAGAGGTCGATACCAGCCCAGAAAAGCTACTTCGTATTAGTGTTAGCATGATTGATGATGTCGCTAAAGCCATTTCCGACTTCATGAAAGACTATAAGTCTAATTATGGTGACCTACCCTACGAAGACCAGCCCAAGCTAATTTTCGTAATTGATAGTTTGGGCATGTTGCTCACTCCAACTGACGTAGATCAGTTCCAGAAGGGTGACATGAAAGGTGACATGGGTCGTAAGCCCAAGGCACTAACTGCATTGGTAAGAAACACTGTTAACCAGATTGCTCCTTATCCAATTGCATTAATTGCAACTAACCATACATATGCAAGTCAGGATATGTTTGACCCAGACGACAAGATCTCAGGTGGTCAAGGATTTATCTATGCATCAAGTATTGTTGTTGCAATGCGTAAGCTCAAGCTCAAGGAAGATGAGGACGGAAATAAGATCAGCGAAGTCCGAGGCATTCGTAGTGCTTGTAAGGTAATGAAAACTCGTTACAGCAAGCCCTTTGAAAGCGTACAGATTAAGATTCCGTATGAGTCAGGCATGGATCCATATAGTGGACTATTAGACATGTTTGAAGCAAAGGGTATCTTAGCTAAAGAAGGTAACAAGCTGGCTTATACTTCTCCAGTTACCGGTGAAGTTATTAAAGAGTTCAGAAAAGGCTGGACAGGCGCCAAGCTACAGATAATTATTGATGAGTGGAAGCAAAATCCTCTTGCCAGTAAGGATACTGTAGAGGACGCTTCCGCCGATGATTTTGAACCAACACCGGAGGAATACGCAGATGAGTCCTGAAGTTGCACTTCTTGATGAACTATGGGATATTGTAAAAGTACATGTCCCAAAGAAAGATCGAGTTGAATTTGCAGAAACAATTTTGAGAACCTTTGAAGATCATCTAAGCCTAGATGATATCGAAGAGCATCTTCAAAGTTTTGATTCAGCAATGAAGGCAGCAATTAAAAGTCATTTTGATTATCTGTTAGATACAGATGGTGAAGATGACGATTATAACACTGACTGGGATTAAGCATGAGTACTTGGTATAACAAGATTGTAGACGACTTAGGCAATATTGTTCTTTGTATTGACTACTTTGAGGACGAGCTTGAAAATGCCAAGTACGAATGTAGCATCAAGGGCAGTCTAGAGAAATCTAGTTCTGCCCTACCAGGCATCACAGAGCATCGCTTTAATCAACTACAAGAGATTGAAGCGATTCTTGAACACTTGAATATTGAGTTACGCAAAGAGCGTAGCAAGGTGTTTAGAAAGTATTTGGAAGCATACAACAGACAGCTCAGTAGCAGAGATGCAGAGAAGTTTGTTGACGGTGAGGACAGTGTTATCACACTTACTCACCTATGCAACCAATTTAGTTTATTACGCAATAAGTTCCTAGGTATCATGAAGGGCTTAGATACCAAGCAGTGGCAAATTGGTCATATTACAAGACTTCGCACAGCGGGTATGGAAGATATTGTTATTAACTAAATAATAATATACAAAGGAGTTCCTATGAAAACTATTATTTCAATCTTACTTGCAATGGGTTTAACATTTAGCTCGGTGCCTGCATTTGCTAACGGCCACCATTATCGCAATGTTTATAAAACTCAGCATCATCATAGACACGGCCCTGTAATTGTTCAGCGCGATAATTGGGTAGCACCATTAATTGGTGGTGTTATTTTAGGTGCTGTTATTGCAGATTCGAAAGAAAAAGAACAAAAGCAAGTTATTGTTCAGCCTGCCCCTGTAACAGTTACAAAAGTAATTGTATGCAGTGAATGGAAAGAGATTATGACTAGTGATGGGCAAGTGTACAAAGAGCGTACATGTAGAGAGCAATAAACTTCTATAAGTTGTTGTTTTTTAACAAATTTTTAGCCCTTGTAAGTCATTGATTTATAAGGGTTTTTTGTTGCAAAAAAACCACAAAAAATCACAAAAAACCGGTTGACTTATATCCAGTTTCTGCTATTATATAAATGTAGGGACAAGAAACGATGCTCACAATACTGCTAATAATTGGACTAGTTGCTTTAGTTGGATACTTTTGGAAAGACGTTATCCCAGCTACCGCAGACATTATATCCGTTATTATAGGGGCTGTTTGGGCATGGTTTATGTTTTGGTGGCTTGTTGAAGCAATTTTCGGTTGACAACAGAACAAAACCTGCTATACTGTACAAGTAAGTTAAATTTTTGTGTGGGAGCAAAAAGTTATGTTTATTAATATTAAGCAGGGCAGTTACCGTAACAGCCCAATCATTAATACTGTTTTTCCGATGGTTAAGCCAGTTAACATTGGCAAGAAGGGTATGTTCGTCACTGTTGACGCTCGTGCGCTTCTCGGAGAAGATAAAGGAGCGATTCGAGTGTTGCTTGAAAGCCCTGATGCATTTGAATACGTCACCACTGAAGGTGAAGCTGTTACGCAGATGATTCCTGCAAACAAAGAGAAGATTACAGAAACGACGGAAGAAGCAATGGATCGTATCCGTAAGCGTTTCGCAATCCTGGACCAAATGACTGATGCTGTTGCTAACGGTGTTGTTCGTGGTTTGATTGTTAGCGGCCCTCCAGGTGTTGGTAAGAGCTTTGGTGTTGAGCGTATTCTTGATGAGTACGAAGCGATGCACAAGCTCGCTGGCGGTAAGAACCCGCGCACCGAAGTTGTTAAAGGTTCAATGACCCCAATTGGTTTGTTCCAGACGCTGTACAATAACAGTCAAGATGGTAACATTCTTGTGTTTGACGACTGCGACAGCATCTTGTTTGATGAAGTGTGTTTGAACATGCTCAAGGCTGTGCTGGACTCAGGCAAGAAGCGTACCATTAGCTGGAAGAGTGAAAGTAACGCTCTGCGTCGTGAAGGCATTCCAGATCGCTTTGACTTTAAGGGCGGCTGTATCTTTATCACGAACGTTAACTTTGAGAACGTGCGTAGCAAGAAGATCCAGGATCACTTGGAAGCGTTGATGTCGCGTTGTCACTATATTGACCTTGAGATGGACAGCATTGAAGACCGCTTCCTACGTATTAACCAAATCGTTAAGGACGGTATGCTCAACGAATACGACTTTGGCGACGAAGGCGAGCAGGAAGTTGTAGACTTTATGATTGAGAAGGCTAACCGACTGCGTGAAGTTAGCTTGCGTATGGTACTCAAGGTAGCTGACCTTAAGAAGATGGCTCCTGAGAACTGGAAGGATCTTGCAGAGAGTACATGCATGAAGCGTTTTGCCTAAGCACCTCCCACTGGTTAGGCAGGCTCCCTCGGGTAGTAATACCCGGGGGATTTTTTGCATTTGCCGCTTGACAAATCATTGAAAGTAGTATAAATTAGTATAGTATGCAAAAAGTTACATTAGAAATAAGAGATGAAGTAAACGTCAAGTTTGTTGGACTTGATGTAAAAACACGACGTAAGATATCTGACGCTGTAAAGTATTTCTTGCCCTATGCTTATCATATGCCTGCTTACAAGTTGGGTCGTTGGGATGGATGCATACGTTATTGCGATGTGGGCGGACGTACTTATTTTAACTTGCTGGATAAGTTGCTGCCTATTGTAGTGGGTGATGGTTATAATGTTGAAGTTGACGACCAACGACAGACTTGGAACTTCTCTTTTGATCCAGTAACACAGACAGACTATGATCATATTGCATGGCCCGCCAAGCACCCACGTGCTGGCGAGCCTATTCTTTTACGCGACTATCAAGTTGAGGTTATCAATCGCTTTTTAGATAACCCACAGTGCCTACAGCAAATTGCTACAGGCGCAGGTAAAACTATTATTACCGCAGTACTAAGCCACAAGTGTGAACCATATGGGCGTAGCATTGTTATCGTACCTAACAAGGACCTTGTGGTCCAAACAGAAAAAGACTACAAGAACATGGGCCTTGATGTTGGTGTGTTCTTCGGTGATAGAAAAGAGTTTGGTAAGACGCATACAATTTGTACTTGGCAAAGCCTTGCTATCTTAGAAAAGAAAACCAAAGAAGGTGTTGCAGACATTGATGTGGAACAATTCTTAGATGGTGTTGTGTGCGTAATGGTAGACGAAGTACACAAGGCTAAAGCAGATGTATTGCGAGACCAGCTAAGTGGTATCTTCCGTAATGTACCAATCCGTTGGGGCTTGACTGGAACTATCCCCAAGGATGAGTATGAAGCAGTCGGGTGTATTTGTAGTATTGGTCCTGTTGTGGGTAACCTAAGCAGTAAAGAATTGCAGGACATGGGTGTGCTTGCTGACCTAGACATTAACATTCTACAGTTGCAGGATGGTGTATTAGGGTTTAGTAGTTATGCACAAGAGCTTAAATGGTTGGTTACTGACCCTAAGCGTATTGATCAGATCAGTAACATTGTAAAAGGGCTGAGTAACAGTGGTAACACATTGGTGCTTATTGATCGTATCGCTACAGGTGAGATGCTAATGGAGCGTAACCCAGACTGGGTATTCATCAGCGGCGAAATGAAAACAAACGATAGACAAAAAGAATATGATGATGTTTCGGACGCTAATAACAAGATTATTGTGGCGACTTATGGTGTGGCCGCTGTGGGTATTAATATCCCTCGTATTTTTAATCTGGTTCTTCTGGAACCCGGAAAGAGCTTTGTTAGGGTTATCCAAAGCATTGGACGAGGTATCCGCAAAGCTAGCGATAAGGACTACTTACAGGTAGTCGATCTCACAAGTAGTTTAAAATACAGCAAGCGTCACATGACCAAGCGTAAAGAATACTACAAAGAGCAAAATTTTAGATACACAATGACCAAGGTTGAATATAAATGAAAATATTAACAGTTGATAATGCAGCGTACGATTTAGATACCGTACCAAATGAAATAGATGATATCAGGTATTGTATACTTGATGCTAGCGATAAAAATGATATTGATTTTTATTTCTTGCCTTTGATATTTTTAGAGAGCTTTCATGCTCCTGCTATCTGTTTACAGATTGGTGATAAGACTGTGCAAATGCCTATGGATTGGAGCATATTAATTTGTGATGAAGAATACAGCGGATTTGAAGTTATTCCTTTAGCAAGTTTGAACAACAGAGGATTTCAGGCATTCGTGATGAATCCATTAGCAACAAGATCAGCGGGTGCTAAAGAAATTGCTATTACAAATATCTATCAAGATGTAAAATGGTATTTTCCTAAGTTAAAGAATGGACATTTGCTAGCAGTACCATTAGAAGGCGGCCCAAAGCCTCGATGTGCTTACTTTGTTAAGGAAGCAAATAAAGTTCAGGATATTGACATTGGGGATTTAATCTAATGCGTGATACTGATCCTTATAATCTAAAAAAGGATATTACCCCTATCCCGGACTTCCCTATCCCGGGCGTACAGTACAAAGATGTTACGAGCTTACTCTACAAGCCAGAAGCGTTTAAAACCACTGTAGACGCTATTACAGCGTTTGCTAGGGCTAATAATATCACTGATGTAGTAGCACCTGATGCAAGAGGTTTTATTTGGGGTAGCCCTGTAGCACTTAATTTAGGCGCACCACTACACTTAGTACGCAAGCCAGGTAAGCTACCACCTCCAACCGTTGGGTATGAGTTTGAGTACGAGTATGCTAGCACTAGCTTGTACATGAAAGAAACTTCTCCACTTGGTGCACTCAACAATGTACTAATCGTTGATGATGTTAGCGCAACTGGAGGCACAGGATTAGCTATCGTCGAGCTACTCAAGAAGTTTAGTATCCATCCAATTGATGTATGCTATGCTTGTGTTATTGATTTAAGTTTCCTTGGTGGCACAGTAAATCTACAAGAACAAAACGTAAAAACATTCAGCGTAATTGAATATGAAAAGGAAGAGTAATGAGTTATCTGTTTACCAGTGAAAGTGTAAGTGAAGGCCACCCAGATAAGGTAGCTGATTTAATCAGTGATGCAGTGGCAACATATATTTTAGACAAGAATCCAAATCATCGTGCCGCAGTAGAAACACTGGTTACTACTAACATGGTAACGCTGGCCGGCGAGTACAAGAGTACTAAAGAAATTGATAAGAGTGTGATTGCAGACATTGTTCGCACTACAGTAAAGCAGATTGGTTACGAGCAAACAGGCTTCCATTGGGACAAGCTAAAGATCTATAACGAACTACATGCACAAAGCGCAGATATTGCACTAGGTACCGATGACTTTGGGGCGGGCGACCAAGGTCTTATGTTTGGTTATGCTTGCCGTGAAACGCCCAACTACATGCCTTTAGCAATCTACCTAAGCCATCGTATTGTTGAAAAACTTGCTAACTATCGCAAGAACGGCGTAGAGTGGTTAGGACCAGATGCCAAGAGTCAGGTCACAGTTGAATACAATGACGATGCAGAGCCAATCCGTATTGCTAAAGTTGTATGCAGTACACAGCACGCCGACTATATCGATATCGATCAAGTACGTGCTAGCGTAAAGAGTTTTATTACGTCCATGCCCGAGATGACATTGGTAGACGATAAAACAGAATTCTATATCAATCCAACTGGACGATTTGTAATTGGCGGACCAGACGGAGATGCAGGACTTACCGGTCGTAAGATTATTGTAGACACCTATGGCGGCTATGCACCACATGGCGGCGGAGCATTCAGCGGCAAGGATCCAACCAAAGTAGACCGCAGTGCCGCTTACATGATGCGCTACCTAGCCAAGAACATTGTTGCAGATGGATATGCAGATTGGGCCACATGTCAGGTTAGCTATGCAATTGGCGTTAAAGAACCAATGAGTTTTTATGTTGAGAGCAACGGCAACAGTCGCGAGCTAACCGATTGGATCCTAAAAAATGTTGACCTAACACCAAAAGGAATCATTGACAAGTTCGGCCTGTTTAGTGTACAATTAACTGATACAACTAACTATGGACACTTTGGCAAAGACCATTTGCCTTGGGAACAGGTAGACTTAGATATCAAACTATGACAACTAAAAAAGAACCTGCTATTGCCCTAAAGGATATTATGGCAGCACTGGACAAAAAGGACAGAGGCTTTTACAGTCGGTTGACCGATGAACAGAAGAAAGCCTTTGTGCCTTGGATGATGATGCGTTACGCTAGTAGCGCACAAGGTCGTAATGCCGCTCATTACTTGTTTATGATTAACGAACTTGTTAACAAGAACTTTAGTGATGTAAGCAAGCATCCAGAGCTACAATGGTTATTGATGACTGCGGCAGGGTCCGGCAAGGTTGAGTTCCATCCTTATATCAAACCACCTAACAGTAAAAAGAAGAAAGACAAAGTTCGCGAATTTGTTAGTAACATTTATCCTCATTTTAAAAGTAGCGAGATTGATATGTTACTAACTATTAACACAA